GAACTAGCAATTAAATATTGTCTAGGAGATTTAACTCCAGACGATGTTGACATCTTAGCATACTCTCCAACAGCAACTCATTTATGTAATACATTTACTGCGTCTGGAGAGATAGCTACATTTTTAAAATCTAAATTTCCTAATGCTGAGATATGGTACATAGGACATCATATGTGTCATGCAGCATCTGCTGTTTTTACATCACCATTTAATAGTGGTAGTTGGTTTACTTTAGATGGTATGGGTAGTCCAAGATGGGACTTTGCAGACTCATCAACCAAAGGATTTGAGAATAATAGTATAGGATATTTTGATAAGAAAAAAAGAATTTTTAGACCATTTAATTTATTTTCTGGACAAGGAGAAAATTCATTTGGTGACTATTATATGGAGATGGCAGTTCAAACATACAACCTTAAGAAAAGTAAGAGTCATAGTTATAGCGAACAGGAGGTTTGGAAAAATGGAGTCAAAGGACTTAATAATGAATTGATATTTCACTACGATGAAAAAGATTATATAGATGTATCTACATTCAGTCCAGAAGGAAAAGTAATGGGACTATCTGCTTATGGTAAGATGCCAGATGCAGAACCACCATACCTATTTTCCAATGATAAAAGATGGAATGTTGATAGATATGAATTCAAACCACCTTGGGTCAACTTCTATGAATATAATGATGTATTTAAAAATCTGGACGGAGAAAGTGCAGATGATATAGCATACTATACTCAACAACATTTTGAGGATGCTTTAGTAAAATTAGTCACTGCTTTAAGAGAAGATTATCTAGAAGAAAATAATTGTTTTGCAGGTGGATGTTTTTTAAATGTATGTACAAATAGTTTATTAAGACCACTATTTAAAAATCTGCATATACCACCATATCCAAATGACTCAGGTATACATTTTGGTGCTGCAATTTACGCTGCATATAAAACACAAGAAACTATTGAAATACCAACTAATATAGCATTACTTGGTAAGTCATATGATGATTATGTACCAGAGGATGCAGATTATTATGAAGACTTTGATGATCTATGTGAGGTAGTTGCTAAGTTAATAGATGATAATAAAATAATAGGATGGTTTCAAGGTAGGTCAGAACACGGTCCTAGAGCATTAGGTTCTAGATCTATTTTAATGTCTCCACACAAAGCAGAAAATAAAGATATAATTAATAGTAGGGTAAAACATCGAGAGTATTGGCGACCCTTTGCAGGAGTAACCTTAGAAGGTCGTGGATATGATTCACCATACATGCTATACTCATATGATGTAAAAGAAGATCTACCTGCTATCGTTCATGAAGATGGTACATGTAGAATGCAAACTGTTAATGACGAATTGAATCCTAAACTTTGTACATTACTTCGCAAGTTTGAAGTTCCAGTTCTTCTCAATACATCATTTAATGATAACGGTGAACCAATAGTAGAAACCCCAGAAGATGCAATCAAAGCATTTAAAAAAATGGACATAGACTACCTAGTAATCAACAACTACATTATACGATGAAAGAATTTTGGAAAGTCTGGAAGTATGCTCTCGGATCTTTTAATGATGAAACTACAAAGAAATATGATAACTGGATCTGTGTTATCAGAACAATGGTTATGATTCAACTTGTTGTTACCAACTGTTTTATTGTTGGTGGTAATATTCGTCATTGGAATGATCATCACATACCACCATCTTATACTAAGGGGTTGTAAGTTTTAACGAATGGGTGTATAATTATACTAGAACAAATATTATTATGGAACTTTTGATTGGTATTGCATGTTTTGCAGCATTAGGTTATTATCTTTATCTAATGGTAGGTTTGATAGAAGCTAGAAATGAAAGAAGAAGAAAGAGAGGTAATTAATGAAGCGTTACTATTTAAAACTATCACCTAAGTCACAGTTAGGATACGATGCTCCACCATTAAAAGAATGGGTGAAGAGGAATGGTTATCAGTTTAAGTATGCTAATAATGTACTTGCTAAAATGTCTGATGAGTTGTTACTTTATTATGATGAAAAAACAAAAGAACTATACACTCATCAAATGCCTAAAATGATGCTCTTTGAAGAATGGGAAACAAGAGGTTTCGATGGACATGATGTATTGATTGATAAGATAGTAGATGAAAAAGATATACCGCAACCAACAATGGAAGAAAAAATAGCAGAACTTAAAGCATTTCAAAAAAGGAGGAGAGCAAGGATAAACAAAGAAAAAAGAGAAGAGAGGAAAAGAAGAGAAGCAAAGATGTTTTATGACCCTAAAGAAAAGGCAAGGAGGGATGCTGAGTTCTTAAAAATGAGAGATCAATTTAAAAAATAATGGAACTAAAAGACTGGTTGAAATCTATCAACCTTACTAAAGAAAATTTATTAGAGGAAGATCCAACACTAAAATATCCTGCATTCATAGTAAACAAATGTTTGTCTGGGATATTAGATTCTGTTATGTTCTCTAATGAGATGAACAAGTACCCTAACCTAGATCCTAAGTTACAGTATGATTTTCTATTGCATTCTCTGAGAAAAAGAAAGAGATTTGCTCCTTGGTTAAAGAAGGACAAGATATCAAATTTAGATGCAGTTAAGAAGTATTATAGATACAGTAGTGAAAAAGCATTGCAAGCAATGCGTGTTCTTAGCAAAGACCAAATAGAGTTCATTAAGAAGAAACTTAACACAGGTGGAAGAATATGAATGACATGTTCATTTTTATATACGGTTTGATGTTCGCTGCAGTAGTAGGTGGTACATTCGCATTTATGTGGAGAATGACTGGTATGCTAGTCAGAGACTTGGATAAACCAAAGAAGGTTGTGCATCCTGAGATGGAAAACATACAACCAGGTGAGTCACTTCTAGTTTTTAAAGAAGTGGAAAGGCAAGAAGAAAATGAAGATTCTCAGTATTGATCTAGACTTTATTTCAGCACCCGCAATCAACGACTTCTATAAGAATGGTATGAACAAAGAGATACCAGATGTTCAACCAGTCGTTCAATGGAAGCAATTACAATCTAGAATGCCAGAGGTATTTGAAACTATATCTCAGAAGATTGATATAGACAATTATGATTTTTGTTTGAGAACTTATCTAAGAGCATTGAAGCACTGTAACGATGTTTACTTTGGATATGACCATGACAATATTTTATATGGTTTAGAAGGACATACAGACATAGAGATAGTCAATATAGATCATCATAGTGATATACTTACAAATACCAGAAGTAGTCCAGAGGAAGAAATAAAACAGATAGATGAAGATGAGAGAGTAGTAGAGGGTAACTGGGGATATTACTTACAATCACAGGGAAGATTAAAATCGTTTCATTGGATTATGAATGAAACTACAGAGGAGTTTTTAGATACAATGCATGGGCATAAGTATCTGAATAATTTTACTTGGGGTTTTAAGAATGATTATGATTTTGGTGACTACAAGTTTGATCAAATATTTGTATGCTTATCACCTTCATATATTCCACCATTACATTGGCACATGATGAGTACATTTATCAAAGTCTATGAAGAACTTAGTGGAAAGAAAATAGAGATAGACTATCTACACAGAAAATATGAGATGGAAAAATATTATAAAGGTGTGACTAAAATTATCTACTGATGAAAATAAATTACTTGAGTCAGGACTCACCTGACAATTATATTATAAAACAATCTGAGTTTAAAGATTCTAGTGGCATGCCATACAGAAGGTGTCCATGTTTTAATCATAAAAATGAAAGAACTTTTATAATCTCATCACCTATCGACTATGAGTTTAGAGTTGACGAACCCATAGATACAAACTTCTTACATTACAATCAAGAGCATCTTGATACACTAGTGTTTCATATGACAACACCACATTTTTTGTTATGGACATCAGATGACAATGTGTGGTTAGAGGCAAATGATCATCCTATGACTGCTCTGGATAATAATATGGTTATGATTCCTGGTTGGGTACAACTATCTACATGGCCGTCTAAGGCAAGTATCGGATTCCAAGTAGTAGATAAAACAAAACCAGTAAAGTTTAGAAAAGGTGATCCTCTATGCAGGTTATCGTTCCACTCTCCTGACCTAGATGCAGAGGTAGACTTACAGAGAATAGAAGATCGTGCTATAATAGATGAGATACTAGAAATTTATGAGACAAAACGAGAGGAGGCAATGGATAACGGTAGTTGGACAGATAGATTGTTTAAGAAAGGTAAGTCAAAATGTCCTTTTGCAAGAATTATTTACTAAATACAATTAATAATTGATTTAAAACAATGAGTGTAGTGACTGAACCGACCGTTGATTGGTCGTCCGAAAAGATGGTAGAAGTATCATTAAGTGAACCAGATGATTTCCTAAAGGTTAGAGAAACCTTAACAAGAATTGGTGTGGCATCACGCAAAGAGAAGAAATTATATCAAAGTTGTCATATACTACATAAACAGGGGAGATATTTTATCGTCCACTTCAAAGAATTATTTGCCCTTGATGGAAAAAGAGCTAACCTTACTATTAACGATGTGCAGCGTAGGAATCGTATTAGTCAGTTGCTTGCTGATTGGGGACTCATTAGTATACTCAATGTAGATCAGATAGCTGATATAGCACCACTAAACCAAATCAAAGTATTGTCTTATAAAGATAAGGGTGACTGGATACTAGAAACAAAGTATAATATAGGTAGGAAAAAAACGGAGGAAGAGTGAAGAAATTTATTTTTGATGTTGATGGGACTTTGACACCTGCAAGAAAACAAATTGACGGAGAGTTCTTACCATTCTTCTCAGAGTTTGCTGCTCGCAATGATGTTTATCTAGTGACAGGTAGTGACAGAGACAAAACTCTAGAACAACTAACACCATACTTGTATAACAAATGTACCAGAGTATACAACTGCTCAGGTAGTGATGTCTATGAAGGCACTAAGAATGTCTATAGAGATGACTGGGAGTTACCTACAGATGTAGAAAGACACCTAGAGAATGAGTTATTGTTTAGTAAGTTTCCTATTCGTAATGGTATTCATATTGAAAGAAGACCTGGCGGTGTAAACTTTAGTATACTAGGTAGAGCAAATACTTGTTTCATAGAAAGAGAAGAGTATGTCAAGTGGGATAAACTAACTAATGAGAGAGGAGAGATTGCTAGAAGACTTAGGTTAAAGTTCCCAGACTTAGAAGTGCAGATAGGAGGACAGACAGGTTTAGATCTAGCACCACTAGGAAGAAATAAAAGTCAAATACTTAGAGACTTTGAGACTACTGATGAGTTGCACTTCTTTGGTGACATGATGGAGGAAGGTCAGAATGATTATGCTCTGGCAAAAGCAGTAGAAGAGAAGGGCGGTTTTCACTACCATGTAAAAGATTGGATGGATACCCGAACCAAGTTAGTCGGTATATCGGATAGACACTTAGTGGAGTCTGTGGTTAAATAGTATTGTTGCCTTCGGGGACACAATTTACACTCGCTTACTAAGGAGAACTATGGACATCGAGAAGTATCATGCTGCCGATCTACCAACTTTATTAGATCGTATTACTAAAAACAGCATAGGATTAGACAATTACTTTGATCAATTTTTCAACACAGAATTTAATACTAACTACCCACCATACAATTTGGTCAATGTTAGTAATGTTGAATCAAGACTAGAAATTGCACTAGCAGGATTTAAAAAGAAAGAAGTTAAAGTTTACACAGAGTATGGTAAACTAGTTGTAGAAGGGGACAAAGCAGAAAAAGACACCTCTGACTACGCACATAAAGGATTAGCACAAAGATCCTTTTCTAGATCATGGACTATTGCAGACGATACAGTCGTCAAGAAAGTAGCATTTGAAGACGGTCTATTAACTGTCACACTAGGCAAGATCGTTCCAGAACATCATGAACGAAAAGACTGGATATAAACACAGGGGGTTTTCAACCCCCTTTTTTTATGTTATAATATAACCGTTGGACGCAACATGGGTGTGACTGAATAAACTTACTGGCAACCGCTAGTTAAGGTGATGATACAGAGGTGGTGCTCGCTGTCAGAAATGGCAGAACTATCTAACCAGATAGGTATCAGGCTGTAACGATTTTACTTCTGTAGTAATGCCCGTTACTTGTTGGTATACAGGAATCCAACCACCCTCCTTTCTTACATACATAATGTATTATGTCAATTAAAGTCGGAATATTAAATGATGGCACACAACTTCTTGCAGATATAAAAGAAGTTACAGACGGTGACCAAACACAGTACATGGTAATTAAACCATTCGAGGTTGTGTATACAGACACAATGGATATGCAAGAGGATGGTTCTCAAACATTATCAACAACTAA